TACCGTTTTCAAAGTTAGCGGATCTCCGCATAGCTCTAGTAACCTTATCCTTAGAGGTATTGATATTGATAATAGGGAGGAGGGAGAGCCTCCTAAGCTCCTGTGCTAGAGATTTCTGGTATGCTACGGTTTCTACGCCTATTCTCTCTACCATAGGGTACTTATCACGCCCATACTGGATAATAGCATTAAGCTGAGTATTAAAGCTGTACCGCTCCTTTATATACTCCAGTACATACACATTTCTCTCCGCATCTACACCGATTACCATACACACAAAGTAGTCATTATTATCATTTTCTCTCTCCGATATAGCTAAGTCACACCCAAAGTACACTCTTACAGGGATCCAGCTCTCTATACCGTCTGCATTTTTAACCTTAACCTTTGCCTTTTGGAAGTCATAATCCAGCTTATACTCCTCATAGTAGCGGAAATACTGAGCCTTAAAGATTCTACCCTTGGCTAGCTCTGTATCATTCTGGTACTGCATATTAAAGATGATCTTACCAGATTGTCTAGCTATCTCCTCCAGCCTCTCTAAGCTAAACTTATCCTCCCAGAGGGATCTCTTTTCTCCGCCCACCGTCTGTATAGCTTTCTGGATATTTACCACATAATCCTTACTCTTAATTAGATCCTCATACAGATCCAGAGGGTTATACCGTGTACCTAGTATATGTATCTCCCCATCTGGCTCCAGAGTAGGGAATAGGGAGGAGTAAAACCACTCCTTTAGGTTAGCTCTCTGGCGTTCCGTTCTAGCGTTCTCCAGCCCTACTAAGTCATCTCCAATAATAATATCAAAGTGCTTAGAAATAACCGCTCCAGAGGCTCCCAGAGCTGTAAGAGTAGCCTCTTTCTTAATCACGGTACGCTTATTTACGGTAAACTCTCTATCATTCCATACATTATCCTTACTCTTTTTCCAATCCCCAAATATACGGAGGAGCTCTGTATTTTGCTCAAAGTGAGTACGCACCTCTTTTAGAAATGCCTCCGCCTGTGTCTGTGTTTTAGAGCCTATCATTATGCGGATATTGGGATTTCTTAGGATATTAGTGATACAGTAATCTACATCTCCTACGGTACTCTTACCAAAGCCTCTAGGAGCCAGATCTAGCGTACTCTTACTACCAGCAATATTAGAAATAATGCTTTTGTGTAGCCCCTGCACACTACGCTTAGTAATGTACTTACATACCGCATAATAAGCGGTTACAAAGTCATACTCTACAATACACCGCCTAATACACTCATCCCTATCCTCTTCTGGGAGATTTTCCAACCCGTCTACAAAAGCAATTTTCCCTCTATTTAGCACATCCGCTTAACCTCCTTTCATGCAATAATAAAGGGAGCCTTTTACGGCTCCCCCTGTTTTTCTTTATGCGGTTATCAACTTCACTACAAAGTAGCATAGCGTAATGAATAGCACTAACACATCCCACGCTAAAAGAGGCGTATGTTTATCCGTTTTTGGGAGCCTGTTAAAGTACTCCGCTGTTTTCCAAATCAGCACCGTTAGCACGATGATAAAAAGGATACATACCACCTTACCAGCTACCATTAGGATACTAGCCATCATGTCCAATACTTCCTAACTGCTCTAAGATCACAAATATGGAGCATAACCTCTACACCGCTCTCATTGAGCTTTACAGTGGCTCTATCCATATCATCAATAGCAATAACCTCTCCTAAGAGCCTATCATCCCTCTTAGCTACTACTACATCTCCGATTTTCGTAGGCATATTACCTCCTCTTACCCAGCTCTGCGTACTGTTCTGTAGTTCCTAGTGGTTTTCTGTTTCTCTTTCTGGGCTTTTCTATAGCAAGTCCAGCTACAGTAATCTACCACTCTCTCTCTAATGAGGAGCCTGTACACATTCTCATACGGTAGCAGAAACTCCTTTTTACAGATAGGGCAAACCCTCATTCTAGGATCCTTACGCTCCACGGATCACACCTCCATAGGCTCCAGATCGTCAAATACTACAGGGATACGCTCCTTAAGCTCTCTGAGGAGCGGTACTGCTACCTCCAGCATTTGAGGATGAGGCTTACCCGTAGCTCCACAGGCTCTAAGGCTAAAGAAATGCCTCCACTCTCTGAGGTTAGCTGTCATAACTACCTCAGTTTTAAGGCTATTGGGGAGTACTGCTCTAGCTTCCTGCGGAGAGGCTCCATCTGCAATCATTCTAAGATAGCTCTTTTCCGCCTCCTCACAGGCACTAACCCACGCTCCGTATCTTTCGCCCCAGTTCTCCGTAGATACCTGTACACCGTCTGGCATAAGATAAAAGGGCTCAATAACGGTAATCTCTCCGCCATTCGTGCCGTAATTACAGTATCTTGTACTCTCCTGTGCAAAAGAGGCTACTCTATGGCGTACAATCTCATGAGATACGCCTCTATCTACGATAAACTTAACAGAGAGGCTAAAATGCTCCAGCATAGCAAGATGCTTACTCTTAATAAGGGCTCTTACCATCTTTTCCGCTGTGCCCTCTCCGCTCTTATCCTCACTCTTGTAGCATACCCTAGCTACTCTCTCGATCTTCTTAAGGATCTCTGCCCCATTGAGGGTATCTAAGATCTCATAACCAGCTTTAATAACCTGCATATCTTACTCCTCCGTATTTCTATCATTTCTCAGCATAGCCCAGAATACAGCAAAGGCAAGGAGTACTAAGGCTCCTGCCGTTACAAGAGTAGCTCCTCCTGCACCGCTTACCCCGTTCTCTGCCAGATCTGCCACCATTGCTGTAAGACGGTCAATCAATCCCATCCGTTAATCTCCTTTTCGTATCTCTTACGGTCTGCCTCTACCGCTTCATAGTCAATTCTGGAGTTCTTAACTGCGATACTGCCCATAATACCCATGATAACGCAAATTCCTAAGATAACTAACATTCCGAGTACATCCCCCTTGCTCACGGGGCTACCGATCAGCTCAGTAAGGATCTGTGCAATACGCTCTACCATGATTACTCTCCTCCGTAGATCTTATCAATAAACATTTGAATAATCTGATCTCTGGGAGTTCCCATGGGTACTCTCAGCTCAATAACGCCAGCCTTAGGCGGTACAAACACTCCGCTAGGTCTGGTATGAGTAGTCTTAGGCTTTTCCTGCGTAGCTCTCTCCGCCTCAATAGCGTTAATCTCAAACTGGATAAACTCTTGTGCTTTCTTGAGATCCTCTACAATATCCGCTTTCCGCCCTGCTCTGGCTACATACTTAACAGCACTCCCCAGATTAAAGTTAAGCCCCCAATCACGGATCACATCCTTAGGCTCAAACTTTCTCCCCTCCACATAATGAGAGGGATGCTTTACCTTATCACTCACTGTATGTACCTCCTATGTACTTATTTTGTTTGCTGTGATACTTAACCTAATCACAAAACCCCTAAAATGTTAGAGGCTGTCATTGCATACTGTCATTAACCCTAGGGATTTCTTTATACTCTCCTCAAAAAGGTAAGTATTTTAGGCAGTTTTTGAGGAGTAAGGGCTTTACTCAATATCTTTCATTAGCTTATAGATCTCATCCAGCTTATCCTTAGCATCCTGTGAGAGCTCTCTTACGCCACCTACCGCCTCTGTACGGTCTGTAGCCTCTCCCATAAGCAATAGATCCAGCTTAACCAATCGCTCAAAATCCTGTATATTCCTAACTTTAAGCTCTCCTTTAATCACTCTTTGGGAGAGTTCTTCCATAAGATTTCCAATAACAACCCTATATCTAGTCCTAACATCGGTAAGCTGAGTATTTACAGCCTCCTCACGCTTATTCTGAGCGTTTTCTATGTTACGCTGGGTTACTCTGGCTACCCAGCTAAAGGATCTGCTCCAGCCAGCTACGGTACGCTCTGTACGCCCTATAGTTTCTGCTACAGCTCTAAGAGATCTCTTATCTCCTAGCCCATAATACATCTCAAAAGCCCTACGCTGGAGCTCAGTTTCTTTAGATAACTTGTCTACCACTTTAGCCCCTCCTTTCTCCTCCCTTTTGATATTAGGGGTATTTTCTACAATTTTTCTTACTTGCCGTATCCTTTTCCTTGTTTATAGGAATATTTATAAATCTAGTCTCTGTACAAAATTTTCAATAGGCTCTTTGAAATAAGGTTTTATACTACAGTGCTATTTTTCATTACCTTATCTATTGTTTTCTATATAGGTATTTCTTTTATTTTTAGCTGTATAAAACCCTTTTTCCGCCCTCCGCCTCTTTCTCCGCCCTTTCATTGATTTTTCATAGGGTTACTGAAATATAAAAGGAGAGGCTTTTTATCCGCCTCTCCGCTTTTTTAGGATTTTGCTACAGTACAGCCTCCAGAGTTTTCTCCTGCAATACCTCATAAAGAGCTGGAGGTTATAAAACCATATCACTACTCTGGGAGTACTTCCTATGTAATAGATCCTCACTATACCATCTGGATTAGTATAGCTATAGGAGCCTCCATGCCCTCCAATCCGCCCATTTACCCACGCTATATCTATATGATCCCTTACCACCGCTCTCTCTCCGTTTCATTTGTATTTCATGAGGTAATGTAATCTCTTTCATAAGATAGGTTACAATCATGTAAAAAATATGTATCCCCATTACAAGTTAAACTCCCCAGCCTCATCATAGGAGCCTAAAACGCCTCTAAGCTCTCTCCGCTGGCTGGAGTTAAGGTTACTAATCGGTATCTCTATCTGCCTCCGCCTATGCTCCTGCTCTGGAGTTTCATAAGGGTATTCCTCTTTACTCCGCTTATTTTTCTTTGTGCTGGCATAGTAAGGATCATGCTTTCTTAACCAGAGATCCGCCTCATCCTCTTTTCTTATCCTCTTAGCCACAGTGTTAATCATCCTCCTCAAAGGCTTTAAGCCCTGCCTGTATCTGTTTTAATCCGCTGGTAATATTCCTGCTGATTACAGATTGATCTACGCCCATTACCCACGCTATTTCCTCCTGCGTGTATCCTAGTACTAAGGTGTAGGCAATCGCCATAAACTGAGAAAAACTAAGTACTCCATTTTTATAGCCCTCGTTAAAGGCTCTCCGATCCCTCTTATAATAGAGATCCATATTTATACCTGTAGCACTCTGTAGATCTATGAGGATACAAATAGCTACGCTATCTCCTCTAGCCCCCAGCCCCTCTAGCGTACCCCACATCCGTAGGAGTTTCTTTAGCTGTTGTTTATCTTTATAACTCACTCTCAATAGAGCTCTGTTAATGGTTTCTCTTACCGCTCCCACTGTCTCTACCTCCTGCCACCTTTTTTATGTACTTAAAATGTACCTCTGCTGTTGTATGCCTGTACAATCCAATGCCCTGTATGGTAGCAAAACGCTTTCTAATACTCACGATCTCTCCATAAAAATAATCATGATCCAGAGGGCACATCCACTTTACCCTATCTCCCACTTTGAACACTGTTAAGTACCTCCCTATAAACGGAAATAAGGAGATTAGTTATCTAATCTCCTTTAATCCTTTACTGATCCTGTAATTCCTGCTTGATTTCCTGTGCCCTCTGGAGGATCCCTCTAGAGTAACTGGTACTATAGATACCTTGAGCCCACAGCTTTTTAGCCCCCGTAGTTCCCATATTGTAAACCATGAGTACGCAATGCTCTCCGCTACTAGAGTAGCTATCCTGTATCTCTGCCAGAAAATCTACGCCTACTCTCATATTGGAGTAAGGGTTATAGAGCTCTGTGGCATCAAGCTCCTCCATACGCTCTCTGTGGAATTTCTCGTAAATCTGCATCAAGCCTTTAGAGTTTCCGCTGTCTCCTGTAGCATCGTACCTATAACCGCTCTCCCTCTCAATGAGGGCAAGTACCATATAGTAATCTACTCCAGCCTCCCTACAGAGCTCCCATAAGTAAACCTGTGCTACCTCTGGGAACATTCCTCCATACATTGTATAGGAGCTGGGGATTTCGTAGTATTTCCAGCCCTGCTCATAGATCTCCGCTCCCCACTCAGTACTCATAGTGGAATAGGGGTAAACACTGTTGTTAGGATCTCCTACGCCACAGATAGGAGCCTCTGTTTCCTCTGTAGAGCTTGTGGTATTTTGTACAGGCTCTGTAGTTTCCTGTGAGGGATCCGTAGGCTCTGTAATCACTGTAATTTCCTCAGCCTCCATACTAACAGTGGGGGTAGAGGTAAGGGGAGTACCCTCTACAGGCTCCGTAGGAGTATCATTATTGCCACTGCACACCGCCACACACAGCAAGATCACTCCTACAATCAGTGCCAGCATCAGCCCTAAGACGGTATACCGCTTAATCATTAACTGCTTTCTCCGCTGAGAGCTCTTGTAGCTCCGCCCTCTATGTACTCTGGTTTTCTGCATTATCCTTTACCTCCTAATGCCCGTCTTAATCCCTCAATGGATCTAACCATATTTTCTACCTGTGCCCCCAGCCTATGTAGGGTTTTCTCTATATCGTCTGGATCCGTACTATACCAGTATCCATAGGAGGAGCTACACACGGGCTCCCCATCCTGCCTAAGCTGGCTTACCACATTTCTAACCTGCTTATCCGTTAGATTAAATAAGGTGCGGAGCTCTCTGCCCTTAACCGCCTCACTTTCCGTAGTATGGTGATCCTTTAGATATTCCAGCATTTGATGAGCTGTACCCATAGAGTAGCCTCCTCTTTTTTTTTGATACATAACTTAATCACAGAGAGGTGGAATTTTTAGATAAAATAAAAAAAGTAGTGCATATTTTTTCTTGCCTATGCACTACTTTTTAGGTATTAACTTGTTACTTACTCTACGCCCTCAGTAACTTCCACGATCTTACCATTGATACAGCGGTAATATGTATCCTCCTTAATGGTCTCTCCATCAACAACTACCAACTTAGCTCCATTGAGCTTCCAGCTATCCTTGTCATATGGATGCCTATAAGATCCGTCACTCCAGCGATCTCCAATATACTCCCAATCTGAGAGAATAAGGTGAGATCCTCTACAGCCCTTAGCTCTTGCCTCATGCCCCCAAGCAACCGCCACTCCAGTAGGATCACTAACAGAGGAGGCTCCCTTGTAACCCGTAGCGGAGGAGGCTCCACAGTTACCCGTAGCGGAGGAGGCTCCATAGTCACCCGTAGCGGAGGAGGCTCCATAGTCACCCGTAGCGGAGGAGGCTCCCTTGTAACCCGTAGCGGAGGAGGCTCCACAGTCACCCGTAGCGGAGGA